TAAGACTGCATAGCCGCGCCATCTGCATCCTCACCGATTTCATGTGAGTATAGATATCCGTTAGTTGCGGCACCTGTGTTGTTCGGGAATGTCGATGCGTCTGTCCACGCTGTTCTGTCCATTGTTCCGACATCCCAGACATTCTCACGATAATTATACTTAACATATCTATTGTTCTCGTTATTAGAGGCATCTGGATAGAACCAAAACACCTCGCTGTGTTCTTTATCTAGCCCAGCTACAACCTTCTCAACTTGGATAGGATTAAGGTCTTCAAACACAAAGTTGTTTACTGGTCCAATAAGTGGCCTAACTGTACCATCAAAAGCAAAGAACTGATTGATACCCATCCAATAAACAATACCGCCTACCTCAACAGCGGCAAGCGGTCCACCAAGCCCACATCCTGTAGCCAACTCACGAAAGCCAAATGTATAAGGTGGCCCACGAAACGTCATAGAGTGTAGACTTGTGTCAGTCCAAATCAATATCTGACCACGAGTTCTTCTCGCGCCAATAATCTTAGAACCACCAGTCAATCTCTGTGAACCCGCAGTATTTGTTGCGGCGGCTGTCCACGTTCCTGTTGTTTCTTGACTGGCAAACTTAACTGTCAGTGGGTCATCTGCACCAAGAGAAACTAAGTGTCTATCTGGTGTGGAGACGATAACGCTTCTTGATGTGTTTGGTGTCTCACTATCTCCTGTGGACGAGTCTGTTATTTGAGTTGCCCTAGTACCCACACCAGCGGAAGCGTCCCATGTCATAAGAGGGTGACCAATAACAGAAGCCACTAAGTCCTCACCGAATATATCAAACGACCAAGTTCTTGCGTCAACTTCAAGACCTGTGGTATTTGCTGGCACATTCCATCCACCACCGCTTCTTGCAGTGTTCCAAGTTCCAACACCCCAACCAAAATCAAATACAGAGTCAGACTGACCGGGGTTTAGAAGGTATTGAAATGATACCGTACCACCTACAGAGGAACCTGTTGATGTGGCGTTGCCGGAGGCTGTGATACTAAACGAGTTTGTGTTAATAAAAGTAATTGTGAACTCTGTACCAGCCGCCCAAGATACACCATTAAAACTAGCGGCACCTAGTATAATTCTGTTTCCGTCAACCATGCCATGTGCGGCAGATGTAACAGTCACTGTCGGAGAACCGTTAGTTACGCTAAATGCATTACTAAGATTGCCAGATGAAATGACTGGAGTTACATCATATAACACACCACCCTTAAGTATATATAGATGTGTATGTGTGCCGACAGCCATGAGGGCATTGCCATCGTTGTCTCTCCACTGCACGAGACCACGACAAGAACCAGAGAATTGATTTTGAGTTAGCTTTTGCCAACCCTTAATTTTTTCCGCCTTGCCATTCCAGAATCGTATTTTATCAGAGTCAATCCACCTACCCTCAGATGAATAGCTAGTATCATCCTTCACAATTCCCGGCATAAATTTTAAAGTAGCTAGTGGCATTAAGAAGCCCTTCCACCATAAAACTGATTAAGTGCTATTGTTCCAGATGAAGGCAAAGAAGAGTTAGCGGCTACATCTATGCTTGTGCTTCCACTGTTTCCATAAAAATAAACACCTGAACTTGCCCAACCAGCGGAAGGCCAAGACACAACACACTGTACTCTGTCACCAGCATTCAACGGTATAGTGCCGCTAACACTCACACTCGCATTTACAGTGTAGGCTGTGTAGTATTGTGTGTGTTGAGAATAACTACCAGTATCTCCTGCCTTTATATTCCATGTGTATTGCGCCCTATTTTGTCCATTTTGAATATAGTAAGTAGTCACATAGTGATAAGTACCAGTTTTGTTAACTACCCAATTTGTATTGCCAGAACCCACCCCACCGTTGTCGGCCCATCTGTTGTGAACATAAAGATAGTTTCCGCTATTTAATGTTGCGGGAGTACCCCAATAGTTTCCACGGACATCCGAAACACTTCCCCCAAGGGAACTAGCCGTGACTTGTTCCACCACTGTAGATGGCGCACCAGCACCCAAATAGTATTCAGATATACTGTGTGGCGCAGTACCACCATACTCAGCCGCTATGTCAGCGAGTGATATTGCACCTGATGTTTGTAGCGTCATGACTAGATAGTTCCAAATGCTGTTACGTCATCAATAGATGTTATATGACCGTCAGTTGCTATCTTTGCTTTTGCCGTGCCACCGTAGGAAAATACTAGGTTGTTATTTGAGTCCACTGATATATCCCAAGCGGAGCCAACATTAACTAGACTTAAAGATGAACCCAAAGAAGATGATGCGTTAGCAAACGCTATCTGACCAGAACCGTTCGTTGTTAAGACTTGGTTTGCGCTTCCGTCTGCTTGAGGAAATGACAGTCCGTCAATAACAACAGAGCCAGTTCCGTTTGGTGTTATATTGATGTTTCCGTTCGTATCTGTAGATGTAATTGAATTACCATTGATGTTAATGTTGTCTACATCTAGGTCACCAGTTATATCGGTTGTGCCTGTAATTGTTGTATTGCCAGCCGCCAGAGTTCCAGAACCAACTATGTTAGATGAGACGTTCAGTATACCAGTTACATCCACACCGCCTGACACGGCCTCTGCTTTTGTTACGCCGTTGTGCCTAAGCTGATTAGCGGACCCCTCGGATAGAGAGTAAACACTGTTAACGCCGTCAGTGTGTATAATCCCAGAGGAGTTTGCAAACACTGTCGTTGTTGTCGCGCCAGAACCAACTTGAAATGTGATGTTCTGGGAGTAACCGTTGATAATGTTAATTATCTTTTTGACGGATGACGGCAATGTAACAGTGACCGCACCAGATGGTGAACCAGTATATCTATACGTTGCGTATCTTTCTTCTTGACCAGATGTGCCATCGGTTGGTGCGGAAACAGTTTGTGACGTAGCACTAGAAGAAATTGTGTAAATTTCTGCCATTGCCTCGTCAATGATATCAAAGTTAGTATTGGTAATATCACCCCAAGAGTTAGCGTTCTCGCCTGACCCTTGTTTTTCAATTCCTAAGTTAGTGTAGGTTGACGGCATTTTATCCTCTTTCTCGACTTAATATAATATATCATAGTCTTAGTATTGGCGGCTTAACTATCTTACAGGGTCTACCCAAGTTACGCTTGCGGCAGAAGAACGGGGTGTCCATGTACCCGTACCTCTGCTTGTTGTTGTCCAGTTTTCTGTAGCTGTTGGAACTAGGTCAGCCCAATCCTCAAACAAGTTGTCTCCAAATGTATCTTGGGTAAATGTAAATGTTAGTGTACCAAGATTTGCGTCCTTCATCTTGTTACCAATCTGTGTACTCTCGAAAGAGAACGAAAGGTCACCAGACGAGAATCGGGTAACGGTTGACGGCGTAGTCTGTTCTGTTATTGCCCTGTGCGTAGACAGTGCGCTTACTGTCTTTGCCGCAGACAGGTCTTGTGTAAAGGCGAAGCTAGGTTCAAACCCTGCGCTTGCAGTAAAGTTTTGCGCCGTAGTTTGTGTAAAGACACCAGACATATCGGCATCCGCAGATGCTTTTTTGATTGGAGTGATATCCTTTGTAAAACTAAATGTGTTACTGGCACTGGTAATGTTTATTAACTGTTGACCAGTCTGTTGGGTGAATGAAGAACTCACTTCAACTGTACCCAAAGTCAAACCACTAGGCTGTCCCTCAAAAGTAAAACTAGAAGTTAACTCGTCAATAGCAGAAGTTATCTTTATTGCTGGAGTCTGTTGCGTAAAAACACCTGATAACTCTTGAACGCCTAGCTTAACAAAACCTTGTGTAGCGATACTGTCTTCGGATATTGCTTGAACACCAAACATATTAACTCAACTCACTGTATGTTTGTCTTGGTGTGGTTTATAAGCGTATAACTTGAACCACCATCGTGTGTTTCAAACTCTAAAAAATGCCTATAGCCCCTTGTGAAGAACTTAGTAGCACCGCTAAAGGATGTAGCGAAAGTTGGTATATACCTTGTGCCACGTTCAATAATCAACATTTGGTCAGACCAATACATTCTGTCTAGTGTAGGCATGTGTGTCCACATATTGTATGGACCTGTAGGACTTCCATTGAGACCAAATCTAAATATCTTATTTGAGTCAACTGTCGTATTAGTGTGAAGAAGGTAAGGGGTGGAGGGGGTTAGTGTGTATATGCAATGAGTTGCGCTATTTCCGGGGCCGTAGAACATTTTTGTTCCGTCAGCATTCCAAAGCATACACCCTGCGTAGCTTGCAACAGAACTTCCGTCAACCAGTGCGGTTGTTGCATCAAACCTTACGAATGAAGCAGTTGATACATCAAAGCCAGTTGATAAGAGATATTGGTCAACCCCGTCTCCAGTAGAGCCAGAAACCTGCATTCTTGTGCCATCAGCACTAAAGCTAAAATTATATGGATTTGTTTCGTTAGACCCAACAGAAAAGCTAGAGTCGTATGAAATAGTAGTCAGGTCAAAAGCAGTAGACAGATGAAACTCTTTTACTGCATCACTACCACGACCCATTACAAATAGCTTTGTCCCATCATTATTAAATCGCATACACTCAGGGACAGACATATTAGAGGTAAAAGACGACTTAATAACTGGGCCATAGTTACTTGAACTTTCGTTATTCAAATAAATTCTATGATTCCAAGTTGCATTATCAAGTTCAAATGGCGCACCTAATATAAATTCATTTATTTGGTCGCCACTGTAATTCGATGTATAGTACCTAAGACCGTCATTGCTAAAGAGTCTGCATATACCACCAGTTTCCATATTATTATTATAGTCAGCCCCATCGATAACCCAAGTGTCTGTATCATCTACTGAAGACGCACTGGTGTCGTAGCTTGGTATAAAGGTGTAAGTAAATCTTTTGTGCGGACTAGACGGCGTTCCAAAAGTAACGGTAGTGGCCCCAGTTAAAGTTTCAGCATCAAAGTAATCAAAGCTACCACTTAAATCCAAAGTAACATTGCCAGTCCTTCCAACAGCCGTTCTTTTTGCGCTAATTGAACTTGCGAGGTTTCTTGCCCTACTCATATCCTACTCCGGCTTATCAGGCCACACCACATCGTCAAGTGATGAGTATGTTTTGGTTATGTCTCGCAGTGCCTGACGATAGGCTGTACGTTCTGCGGACATAGTAAGGTCAGACGATGCCCACCAATCTGTCTCAGCAATACGGCGGTTGCGTTCTTCGCGCAGTAGCTTTAATGGTTCTGCCGCATCTAACTGCGCCTTTGCTTTGGACACAGACTCCCAAGACACAGCCCAGTTGTCTGGGTTGCTGGAAAGTACAGCGTTGCCATCTAGGTCCGTGTCAATAACCCGCTTGTACATAGAGTTAAACTCTTGTTCATTTGTGGGTTCACCTTCAAGAACCCACTCACCGTAGGGGTCTACTGCTAAGATTGCTTCTGATACTGATGCCATGACTTAACCTAAAAATGTTGCGCCAAAATAATTATTGTTGTGTACGTCCGCATATGCTGTTCCAGAACTTCTGTGAACCATAAAATAATCATTTGCTTCCGCTGGATATACGACAGTAAAGGTTGGCCCATCATAAGTTGACCCTGTGCCGTTAAAGTTAACAATAACGGTGGCGGTTCCTGTTGAAACATCATTGTGCTGAAGATAGCCTTCAATCCTTCCGTTGGGATTTGCTAATATTCCAAAAGTAATAAGATACAACCCTGTCAAAGGAACGGTTAGTCTTCCAGTGCCATCTGTCCATGTTATAGCTGGAGAACCCTCATTAACTTTTGTGGCTGAATAAGACCCAGTTAAGCCCCCGTTAGTTGTCCAATTTGCGCCTGAATAAGTAAACATAAATGACGGGCGATTTGGCAACAAAACATTGCCTGTGCTATTAATTGTTAGCGCACTGTTCGAGTTTGTTGGGTCTTGGATTTCGGTGACTTTTAGTACGCTGGTCATCCGCCAATCTCCGTTAAAGTCATTGTTGAAATAGTTGTTGATGAATAAGCGTAATTCCCTTCTGAATACTGGTAATTTACAGTGCAATAATAACTATTAGAGTGTGGGACTCCTGCAAATAGTTTGTAACTTACTGCGCTAGATGTAGCTGGGGTATCTAAAATTGTAACTGAAGCACTATCCATATCGTAGGTGGTAGAGTTACCAGTAGTTTTATAGAAGTGAATTACCTCGCGCACCTGATTTGTATTGCTGGCGTTCGCATCACCAACAGAAAGAAGAGTATCTGTTCCACCTTGACTTCTATAAACTTTAAATCCACCGTGACCAAAAGCACTATAAGTTACATTAATCTGTACCAATACTTTACTACTGCTACTGCTTGGGGTAATGGATGTTGTTAATCCTGCAACTTCTGCATAAGAGGTAGAGTTTGTAACAAATCTAGAGGTGTATGTATTACTAACAACTTGTAAGGGATGACCCGGAATATACACCCCGTTGTTTGTGGTCTTCTCATTTATTGTATCTACATATAATGTTGACATGCCTTACCCTATTAAATATCCACTAAAATTTGCATGGACTACATCTGGATGCCATAAGTAACCAGTATATGCGCCAACAGAGATTTGGTCATTAACAGCTAAATTCATAATGTGTGTGAAATTAAGTGTGGTCCAACTATAAGCATTAGATGTCCAAGAATAAACTATCGTTTCAACTGTTGAAGAACCCGCTGGACGATGAAGAACCCACAAATGTCTATTTCCATTTGATTGAGAATAATTACGCCTACACTCTATTGAGAATTGATATATCCCAGCAACTGGCGCGGTTAATCTTCCATCACTTCCATACATCCCACCTTGGTTTACTTCCACCTCTGACCATGATGTAACCTCTCTTAGATTAGATAATGCCGCAATATCTCCGCCTGTATTCGGTGCGGTATCTGTAGTAAAGGGGCTGGAACTAGAAAATGTTGCCGCACCTCTCAAAGACATAATTGGTTTAGCTGGTTGAAAAAGACGACCACTACTGTCAATCGTCATGGAACTTGTGCCAGCCGCGTTTTTTATCTGGTCTACATTTAGTATAGAAGCCATCTGTGTCTCACAGTATTGTTAGATTACCGTTGACGGTAATCGCAGTTGATGTGTCTATGGTCAACGGACCAATCGCCAATGCATTCTTGGTTGATGTTATTGTAGTATCTTCGTCTACTGTTTGTCCATTTGTGCGAAACACAGCCGTGTCAACTGTGGTGTTTGTGGTCTGAAACTGCGGTGCAGTAATTTCACCTGCAAATGTACCGCCGCTAGACTTACTGACTGTATCAGTCGCAGTAAAAGCACGGAAGGCGCGGACAACCAACTCATCGTTTACAGCCGCACCAGAACCAAGTGTAATCGTATCGCCATTACTGGTGGTGAAGTCTGTGGCATCTAGGTGTACGCCGTTTAAATATACATCTACATCCGTAAAGGATAGCACTGCGCCGTTAGCATCTGCACCTGTAAACGCAGTCTGATTAGCTGTTGCTACAAACTTAAACAACGCCATCGCGTAGCTAAGGGGTTGGTCTATTGCACGACCAAAGTAGCGAACTTGTATCACATCACCGTTAGCTGGCGGTGAGGAGAAGGTCAGAGTTGTGCCTTGCGCTGTGTATGCCTTGCCTACCCCCGGCTCTTGTATGACGTTACCAATGATAACCATAATGGCTTCGCCGCTGACAACGCTTTGTGTCAGCGTAAACGCAGTTGCGCTTCCATTACCTGTAAAGGTCTGAAAGCTGATATCACCTACATTTGGGTCAATACCTATATATGCCATTATCCCGCAATCTCCAAAACACTTAAATAGCTTTCACCATCACTTCCTGCCCCACTGCTACTACCATATGGTCTATTAACGTAACCGTTATAACTGCCACTTCCATTTGCTATTTGAACTTTAAATACTTGTGCAGAAGTTGAACTAGGGGCATACAATCTTTGTGCAAAATATTGTTGCGTTTCAGTTTCTGAATTCGATGCATCTGGCCCAAAAGAAATATTCCAAACTTGACTTCCACTTCCTGCAATTCTGGTAGAATTTGCATAAACTCCAAAATACATGCCGCCTGCGTTCCACCATCTAGTGCCAAGATATACAGAAGCAGTAACAAGAAATTTACTGCCTGTGGATGCAGGAGTCATTGTAACAGTAAGCCCTGTTACATCTGCAAAAGTAGTAGAAGTGAAAGTTTGCTGGTCTGTTTTACGGGCATAGTCTGCGGCAATAACAGAACCAGCAGGCATAACCGCAGAGGTAATCGCACCAGTTGCCAAAGAGTTTGTTTTAATTTTGCTTAATGGCATTTCAAACTCCTATGCTAACTTACTTATTTTTAAATAGGCGTGAACTGAATTATTCCCTGATACGTTTGTCCTATTGCCCATGCCGTTTGTATTTTTTGTAGTTGTACACTGTTGCTGTAATTCATAAGTTGTTGTTGATGTAATCGTAAAAATATGATGACCATAACTTACATCACCAATGTTCTCAGTAGACCCAGCGTATGATGCGCTTCCTAATATCAAAGTCGCACTATTAGTAATGTCATAAATTTGTGACCAGTGATGGTCTACTTTATAAGCATCACAAGTCCAATCAATAGTATAAGTACCAGCGGCTAGTGTAAATTGATTGCTCGATAAAGTTACAATGCTATCTGGGTCAACCTCAGTATTTAAAGGGCGAGTTCTATAAGCACCTGATGTCAAACCACCTCCACCAGTATCGTAGGCAGTAACATGACTAAGCACAGCGACAGACACAGGAGTTTGGGCTACACCGCTTGCCAGTTTTGCGGAGGTTACAGCATCGTCTGCAATCTTGGCAGTTGTAATAGAAAGGTCTGGTGCTTCCAGCCGTGTTGTTACTTCTGCCTGACCGCGATAGATAACGTACACGTTACCTGTACCTAATGGCGGGGCTTCATCAAACGTCAGGGCAGTTCCTGTGGCTGTGTATGACTTACCAACTCCGGGTTCTTGTTGCACGTTATCAACAAATACCTCTAACTCCTCACCACTATTTACAGCGCGATTAAGTGTAAACGCAGTCGCCGAACCTGTGCCGTTGAAAGACTGGCTCGTTGTCTTTGTTAACTGCTTGTTTGGTTGTGCGCCGATGTATGCCATTATCCAGCTATCTCCGTCACGCTAATAAACGATGTACCTCTTTCATAATTAACTGTATCTGAATCAGTTACAGTTTTGTTCAAATACCAAGTATAACCATTAGCACTAACAAAACCCACTTTGTATGTTATTTGCGATGTACTACTTGGGGTATCAAAATAAGAATAGGTAGCGTGTTCTGGTGTAGAGGCGTTGTCGACCGCATGATAAGTAATTGATGTACCCATCATAACACCAACATTTCTACTTCCAGCCGCAGAGTGTGACAACTTTGTACTATCTCTAAAGAAAAACCAGACGCTATCTGTTGCACTATTTTGATTACTCCATTCCCCGTTTACCATTGCATCAATTCTAATAATGCTAGACGTAGAAATAGGAGTAATGTTTACCGTCAAATCTGATACAACAACGTTAGCACCAGCAGAACCAGATGCAGTATTAGTGCCAGTAAATTGTGTGTACTGCGTTTGAATAACGCCGCCAGCAGGAGGAAGAACAAACCCATTGGATGTGCTTTGAACGCGGTCAGCTTTTATTATGCTAGTCATCCTGTTCTCCTATCCCACCAAAAAGCCGCTAAAACTGCCGTGTTCTTTTGCTTGCCAACTTGTATCTGAATTAACGTACACGACATTTTTTACCTCAACCCCAGCCGATAATGAAAACAAAGCTGACCCTGTAAAAGAATAGTATCCCTGCATTGCAGTAGAATGTGCTACACTATAAGCATCGTTACTTGCGGTTGAGCCATCAAAGGATAAATTAGCAATAGCAAAACTACCGCCCTGTGCGTTTTCTAAACGCAAAATATAGCTAAACTGATATAAGCCAGCCACAGGTGTGGTAAAAGCGTAAGTGCTTGTATTATAGTGGCCGCCTATATTTATAGATGCTGTGTCCCAAGGATAAACAACATACGCATCGGCTGTTGTTTGGCTAGAGGCACTTGCACGGGTCGCCTTAAAAGCTGGCCTTGCTGGTGTAAGTATTCGCCCACTGCTATCAATGGTCATAGCATCTGTGCCGTTGGTGTGCTGTATGGTCTGTACGCCTAGTTCTGATGCCATGACTTAACCCACCTTAAACAAAGACACATATGTATCATTGTTAACAGTAACATTGGAATCGCCGGAGTGTTGGTAAAACCAAGCTAAAAATTGTCCAGAAGTTAAATACACTATTCCTGTCGCAGTAAACGCATCGTATGCAGTATTACCACTGCCTTGACTCAATGTTCTGGCATATACAATTCCAGTACTGTTTCCTGAAGAATCAGTTGTGTACCAATCAAAATAATAATAAGAACCAGCAAAAGAGTCTAATCTGCCCTCAATGCTGTAGAAGTAATAACCATTTGCAGGTACAGTCATTACACCAGTGCTAAGGTCTAATACTGTGCCTCCCGCACCATCTGTGTTAAACCCGCCACTGCCCGGAACTGCATACTGGCTAAGTCTTGTACCACCCGATGAAATAGATTGAGATGGATTTACTTTAGCGCGAAAGCCAACTGGACTGCCCTGACTTAACCGACTGTTGCTATCGACAGTTAATGCAGACGCACCAGAGGTCTTGCCATATATTTCATCTACAAGAATACGACTAGACAACGGTCAACACCCCATTAACAGTAATTGTAGCGGAGATGGTTATTGGCCCAAAAGCCCCTGCGTTTTCTGTAGAAGCCACAGTCAGGTCGCTGGTAATGCTGGTAGCGTTTGTGCGAAACGGGTTAGTGCTGGTCGATGCCGCAATGTCTGCATTATGCACACCGCCGTCTTTAATCTGATTTGTGTCAATCGTGCTAAGTGCCATCAGGTAATCTCCAGTACAGACAGTGTAACGTCCGCCGCTGATGCTTGACTTGCTGTTATCCTCAAGATGTCAGAAGCATTCATCACAATCTTTTGGTCGCCACCAACTGCTACCAGTGACGAGCCAGTAGGAACAATAGCTGACTTAACAATGTGTACATTGTCGCCATCATTGTTAATAAGCTGTACGTTTACCGTGATTGAAACCGTCAATATGTTGGCAATGTTCAAGCCAATGATTGTTGTTTCTGTTGAACTGGGACAGGTGTAAACATCTGCGTTAGCTGTCCCCACTGCGGTGTCTGTAAATGTTTTAAATGCGTTAGCCATATTTCTATCCCAATGCTATTGCGAATGCCAACGCATTCGGGTCTTGTTCTGTAAAACCCTGAACTACATCACTCGCATCCTTAAACACCATCTTTTCTGCCGGAAGTGTGCAGAACAGTGTTCTTGTTCCCGATGTCCAGTTTACAGCGTTGTCTGAATTACTTGACTGAAGTATAGTAGTCCGCGCCAAGGTTGTGCCTGATGCGGTGTACGTTCCTATACCAGTCTCAAAATCAGTGCCGTCTGTACATGTATAGTATGTGGTGTTGCCATCTCCGACTTGACTAAATGCCTCAAAACCAGTCACTGCACCAGCGAGGGTATATGTTCCAGTGCCAGTGGTGGTGCTTGTTTCTTTAATTCGGTCCTTGATGACCAGTGCCATTACTTCAACTCGATGGTTAAGTTGCCAGCATTAATGCGGAAAATGTCGCCAGACTGGATTGTTTTTGATGTGTTAAGCGCACCGACAAACAACACGTTACCACCAGAACCAAATGTTACAGGGGCATCTGAAGCGTGAGTCGCAATAAATGCGTGTGTCACAGTGTAGTTTGCCACCCCGCTTGAGGCTGGGAACTCAATGTTCGCGGCGTTAGTAATGTTCTGTGTGTCCGAGCCAATGGCTTGCGGAGTCCAGTTTGCGGCTGTGACCTGCTTGCGAACATAGTTAGCATCCTGACTGGATGTATTCACTTCGGTGATAACGGCGGAACCAGTTTCACCAGTGGAGTCATTGAAGTTGGATACTGCGGTAGCTAGACCAACGTAAAGGCCATCACCCGGAGTAGCGAATGAACTGGAGTTGTTCTTGAATATGAAATCCAGAACCTTGTACTCCAGAAAGGAAGTTGCGGCGTTTGCTGTTGCCATTTGATTAACCCTCGTTTCTCATGTAAAAATTATCGACTGAGTTGCGTTGTTGCTGTTCTTCGGTAATCCTCTGAACTGCGGCTTGGTACATAGACAAGTACCCTTGTTGCAATCCTGCGTTTCGATTAAACATTGACGCCTCAAGGAGACTTCCATACAGGAGTGCATCACTCGCATTGTCGGTCAACCAATTAGTCAGATTGCCTGATGACAGTGCGGGTAAACGGCGGCGGTAACTAATCTCTACTGGTATGTTACTGCTTGGTGTTGGTGCTACATATATAGTAGTATCATCAAAGTATGCGTAATACTCTGGTGTCCCTGTTACGGTTCTGTCTGGCCAGAACTCCATCATAAACTCATCAGAACGAAGCTGTAAGTTTACATGTGAACCTGTGTTGCCTGATGTGTAACCCACTTTTGTCTGTAGGTTTTCAAGAGTCACCATATCCGTAGGCATAGTCAGAAACGGGTCGTTTGCAGAAAATGCAGACAACTGCCTACGTCTAAAGGCTGGTATCTTTAAGTCCCTAGACAGGCGTAGTTCGGTAAGGTCGATGAAGGTATCAATAGAGTTTGAGAACTCCGTACCATCGTCTTCCATAAAGTCCTTAATGTTTTGTACAAGAGATGTATAATTCATGGTGTATTTGCCTGTCCGCCCATACCAGAGTGGTTTGTGCAGTAATAGTATAAAGTTGGTGCGCCTACAGCTACGGTAATCTCAGTGTAAGCCCCCGCTGAACCGGGCGTTCCATTTGTTGAAACACCTGTGGTGTACTCCGAACCACCTCCGTGAGTGCCGTTGGCTGTTGTACTGAACCTGAACGGGTGACCGCTATTGCTTGAGTCAGATTGAACAAACCTATATGTTGTACCCTCGTTAAGGGTCAGTGTTGGGCTAGGACCAGATAACCCAGTTACAAAATATTTGTTGCCAGTGCCGTATGAATTTGTTCCCGTGTCAACAAACACATTGTATGAAATTGTTGCCGAGGTTACCGTACCCGCTGTCGTCTGTGTAAAGGCAGAACTTAAACTTGCAGTTGGTGTTGTTATTGATGTACTGCCAACAGTTGTAAACAAAAAGCTAGATGTCATAGACGCACCATTCAGAGATAAATTATTCTCTCCGGCTGTGTGTGGATATCTATTTTGAAAAGCAATTATGTTACTTGCTGGCTCAATTCTATCAGGCCGTGGATGGCGCAATGCTTGCGGGTCAACAATTCTTTGTCTACCCAACTGTAGCTGTGGATGGTCTTTATCCAAGCACGGTGGGCAAACCCTAAGTCCATTAGGTCTCTTGTTTTCTATCTGTTCCTTTAAGTCCTGATATGGATACTGTTGTCCACAGCGGTCACACAAAGCAACAGATTTCTTACCCGAAGCATATCTAGCCATTACATCTTCTTAGTTCTGCCGCCGTACATCATCTTCTTTGGCTTGCCACCATACATCATCTTTTTAGCTGGCTTCTTCTTTGCCTTCTTCTTGGCAATCGCGATAGCGGCTTGTTGCTTCTTAGTTTTAGACACCTTCTTAGCGGCCTTCTTTGTAGAGCCACCCTTCTTCATTTTGCCCACGCCATCAGCGGCAAATGCTGGAATTTTCTTTCCATCCTTCATCACCATTGGCATCTTAGTACTACCACCAGACTTCAATCCAGTTGTCGCCTTGCCTTCCTTTAGCTTCTTGACCTTATCGCGATATTTTTTTTCATCTTTATTTATAACTTTAATTGGCATGTCATTCTCCTTACAGGGCTGGTACAATTCTAAAGTCAGAACGGTCTCGGTCTTCCGTGGCCGCTAGGGCGAAGTCTTCTTCGTATAGCCCCTTAAGAAGCTGTATACGGTCCGCAACGTCTGGGTTCTTCAAAGAGAGGTGGTATGCCAATCCAGAAATGATTGCGGGAAGAAATCTTGTGGGTGCATCATACTGTGTAATAGAACCATTGACAGAATCTTCGATGCGGCGGATGCGGTAATACACTAGAGTGTAATTGTTATTGTCCGGGATAGGCCACACTGTTGCCTTTGGATATTCTGTTAACCGTTCAATGTAAATCTTTACGGGACGCCCCGTTGTATTTTTACTCGTAATTCCTGCGTACTCACCTAAACTCATTCTGCTTATAGATAAGTCGGACTGAGATGTTCCTGTACCCTCTCTTATGGAATGGTCCAGCACACTAACTGTATCGGCTGGCAGGTTGTAGGTCGCTGTGCCTGATGTTAGTGCTAGTGTTTTTTCTTCTACAGTCCAGAGGTTTATACCCCTGTTTGAAAAATCCTGCGCCAATAAATTCAATGAACGCCTAGCTGTTCTGAAGTCATTACCAGAAAAGGCGCGACCAAGCCCAGCACGTTCATAGGCTTCCTCTATGATTTCGTGGATATCAAGATTGAACGTAGCTGTTCCTGATGTAGCCATTCTCTAATACTTCCTATAGCATAATCTTGTTCTTCGCGCCTTTCCTTGATGCGTTTTATCTTTGTCAACCGCCCTTGTTCAGAGACTGAGGTGCTTCTATGTTGACGGTGTGCCTTCTTAATACGGCGGTAACACATACTCTATTTACGGAACTTCGCTGTTTTCTTTGCTATCCTTTTTGGTTGTTTGACGAACTGCTTTCCTGCTTTCGTCCCTTTTCTTTTTGCCCTTGATGTTGCGGCGTATTCCTTTGAGGAGAGGGATTTAATCGCCTTCGTAGGCAAATAGCGTTCACCCGTTGCCTTAGGACCGATTGTGCTGTTCTTACCACTCTTAGTCCTCCACTTTTGTTTAGACCATTTAGACAACTTGTTGGATGACTTCTTCTTTCCAGAGTAAGTTCCACCAGAGTCCTTGTAGTATTTTACAGCAAGTTGCATGGCTCGTGCCGAATGTTTTCCACCCATCTTTGCTTTGGCTCTTGCCTTCGCCGCCGCCCACTTCTTAGGGTCTCTTTTGGTTGCTGTACTGCCTTTTGCCATTACATCCCCTTTAGTACTGAAGCAAACCAGATAAGCCAGACAATCCCAAGAACACCGATACATAAAACCAGTATAACACCGATTATCTGCACCACCTCTTCCCGTTGTCTCTTAGCTAACTCAATCTGTCTTTGCCTTTCCTTCCTAGCATTGCCCTGAAATTTTATCCAATCATGCCACAGACCGGGCCTACCACAGTATATCATGTACTGTTTCAATTCTTCTTCGCGTGCCTTGAGAGTTTCTAAAGCCATAAACTCCTCAATGTCAGAAGATTTGTTTGGGTCGCGAAACAGTCCGTGCTTTTTCTTGTTTCCTTTTTTCTGGAGAGTGTCCTTTGCGTTAACGAAATCACTTATCGCTTTACCCGCTTTTAGCAAATCTCCAGAATTGGCAACGGTTTGTTTAATAACCGCGAAGGCCGCGTTAGCCGCCATCAATTCTGGTAACACTCTTCCCCCCTTAAAGCCCTTTAGCTTACTTTAAAATTACCGCCTTTGCTTGCGGCACCCATGCCTCTACATGGTCCGCCATGTTTCATCTTCTTTACCTTACCGCCGTACATCATGCCGGGTGTACGTTCAGCATTCATAGGGTTCTTTGGGTCAGCGTCATGGAAGTATCCATTCTTCTTCTTGAACTCAGCAAATGCCTGTGCCTTAGACTTAGGTGACTTAGGGGTTCTGCTTTTCTTTGGATTAGTTTGTTCTTTCATGTTTGCGCGACTCATCGTCATTTTGCCCATCCTACAAATAAATGTGCGAGGGAGCCAACGACTCCCCCAATAGCGACCATAAGCCAGAAGGCACCCTTCCAGCGATTGGCCTGTGCTTTGAGGTCAGACACTTCTTCGTGAACGTGACGAACCTCATCCGATAATGTTTTAATGCGTTCTTCTAGCCTAGCTAGTGTTACTTCTACCGACTCCATCAGCACTTCCACCTACGTCTTGCTTGGCGCAATCTACTGTTCGGATTTTTAGCCGCCTTAGGAAACTTCTTCATCTGACCCGCACTTCTGGCGCAGAAAGACTTACGCCGCTTGGCGTCCTTACTTCCCTTCTTGGGGTTACCAGTAACTGCTGTTTTTAATTTAGAACCGGGATTTGCCCTGCGATAAGCCGCAACTCCCTTCTTAGTCATGCCTGCACCCTGCTTGGTCGGTCTAAAGTTTCCCGACTTAACAGAAGTCTTTATAGGCTTTTCCTTTTTTCTAGGCATGGAACAGGGTCACGGAACTCACATTAGTTACATCAACATAAACATCTGTTGAGAACCTAATGCCGTCAGATGGTATGTTGAGAGTGTTACTCTCATCTTCCCCTGCCTCTGTAGCTGGAACAGTCAAAGTAAGTAGTGTTGTTCCGCTTGCACCGCCATCCTTCAGAACCAGCGAACCAGCAGTGGATGTACGGATATAATAAATTGATTTTACCCGCGCCGGATGATTAACGGCAGTTCCGTCTGCGGTAACTGTTGTTGCTGTAATGTCAGACATTCATTCCTCCGAATAGCAAAAAAGGGGGGCGAGTTGCCCCGCCCCTCTTAGGTGTTTAAGCACCCGGTGAGCCGTAGTAGGCCAGCGGGTCTGAGTAGCCAAAGCTGTAACGCTCACGACCTTTGT